AAATGTTCGATTCCCTCACATTGTTGTTGCTCAATCTCGTTTGGAGACGGGTGGTTATAGATCAAGAATTTTTAAGGAAAACAATAATCTGTTTGGTATGAAACAAGCTACGGTTCGTGTGAATACTGCATCGGGTACTCAACACAATCACGCATATTATGATACTTGGCGAGAAAGTGTTTATGATTACGCCTTTTATCAAACACGATACCTTAGTGGTGCTAAGACTGAATCTGAATACCTATATGTTTTGGGACAGAGTTATGCTGAAGATCCAAATTACGTTACAAAACTTCAGAACGAAATCAAAAAAGGTAACTTACGAAGTTTGTTTTGATTCCTCAATCTTTTCTTTGAGTTTTGAAACAAACTCTCTCTGAAGCATCTTAACAAACTTGATATATGGTGCATCATCAGCCTCGGGATTGAATCTATAAGGATCATCATTAGGACGAACAGCTCTTCCTAAGTAGTTCAATCCTGAGATATTGGTGATACATTTGTGGCCTCCTGAGTTTGCTTGGATCAAATCCCAAGCACTTACTGTAACACTATCCAAAACACTGAACTGTGATTCACTCAACTCTTTGTATGGGAGTTCCATAATCTTCTCAAGATTATCCAAAGCCTTATCACCTTTTGGTCTTTTTTTCAGTTTATCACCATATAATGCATTGAAGTCTTTGAAGGTAAATCCGACAGACTCAGGATTGATTTTGGACTCGGATACATACTTTATAGTTGATAGTGGCACTTTTTTTTCTTTGAGTTGTGGTTCCCATTTACTCAAGACTTCCTGAGCTATATCACCCAAATTAACACCTTTCAATTCCCTTTCTTTTTTGAAGGGATTACAAGAGGCTTGTAGTAAACCTAACGGCCAAGCAATAACTAAGAAGTCAGCCTCAGGGTTGTTCTTGAATGGTGTATATCTATCATAGGATCCTGGTTTCATCATATTTCCTCCACCGTACTGAACGATGATACCATCATCGGACATTACATCTCTTGAATTCGTCATTCTCTGAACATAATCCTCCTGATTCTTTTTCAACATTTCAGGTGATGGTAATTTTCTATCACCCATCTCAGACTTAATCTGATTTAGAATTGAATATAGACTTGGTTCTGAGTTCATAACTAAATTCTCCAAGAACTTAGGTTTGTTTTTGAACGCTAACAGAAGTTTGTTAAGGACTAATCCCATAGCGAATTTATTCTGAGTTGCTGACTTATCTTTATCTATACTAAAGATATAATTCATCACCTGTTCAGGTGTTATATCATATTTGGCATAATCAGCAGAATCTACAGTAGATATCAATCTCAAATCAGTTTCAGGAAAAATATCTTTAGGTGATACAATCTGAGAAATTGTTTCTACATTTGATCGGGACGGTCTGAAGGATTTTGCGCCAGTTTCTTCAGCACCAGCCTGTCTATCATGGTGATCCGTATGAATTACAAACATTGGTTTTCCGTGTGCAAAATCAACCAATACCGGCATTGTGTCCCCTTGAGCATCCATCTTCTTAACCGAGAATTCTTTGTCTCCGTATTGGATAATTTCAGTATCCACCACATCAATACCATTTGACTCAAGATATTTCTTCATCGCAATTGCTGTGGTAACACCGTCCAAATCTTGGTGAAAATAAATTTTGGCCTTTGGATATCTTTCAGCTAACGCTTTTATATCTCTAAGTCCAGACTCTTTGATGAGTTTTTTCATTTGAACATACCCGAGAAAAATTTGACTAATTTGTCAATTATATCTTCATTGATACCCACAGACTTTAACTTATTCATCGTATTAGGTCCCATCTTACCATCAACTTCAAGTCCCTCTAACTCTTGAAACTTTCTAAGTGCTTCAATTGTTTTAGGTCCCCAAGCTCCATCAGCAACCAATTGAAACTTTACACCTTTTTTCTTGAAATAGTCATTCAATCCTGATTGGATCTGAAATGTTTCTTGTGGGGAAAGAAAGTATGGTTGTTCTGAAATAATACTCTCAGAGAGATATTGATTTTGGGTTGCCTTGATGTGCATGTTGAGAATTCTTTCTCTTTCGTTTTCGTCTATTCTAAATTTTTTCATGATTAGCTCAATGTTAATAAGTATTTTAGTCTGTTTGTCTCTGCCAACATTTCATCTCTAATATTCAAGATGTCAGAATCTAATGGTTCTGAATAAACATTATCCAATGAAATCAAAAATTCAATCATACTATTGATGTATTGATCAACGTTAATTGATTTATAGTCAAACTGTGGAATGGTAAATTCACCTCCAAAGTCGGGTCTCCCATGTTTTGCCATACAAACTTCGACAAAGCTGTCAATCAGGTCTGATAATGTTTCATATATTTTTCCGAAGGCTTTATGTTCAGCGTAAGACATTGTCTGCCAATGAAAAATTCTCATTTGATTTTCCATCGCCAACAAGTTGATAATGATTTCGTTTGTCATAATTTATAAAGGATTTAAAGGTCCGAACAACATATCAGTCAAAAAATCTTGAGATTGTGACTTTTGATTCGCGTTGGTGGCTTGATTAGTTTCAGGTGTAGGTGTTGATTGTTCAGGTTGTACATTTCCGAAGTCATCTTGCCATGATTGTTTAGCTCGGTCCGTCTGTGAGTAATCATTCATGGATTTATTGAATTGTTCTTCACCCATCTGATTGATAAGTTCATCAGGACCTACAAAATTTGCAACTCCAAGGTAGTCCAAAAATGCCGCCCAAAATTTGGTTCTTCTCATAAGACTTCTTGTAGCTTTATTACCGAATAGTCTTGGTATACCACTCATCTTATAATTCTTCATTCCAGCAACTCCTTTAGCACTTGCACCACCCAATTCTCTGAATAGTCTTCCATCCTTTGATACCGCAGTCTGTACTTGTTTAGCAAGTGTTTGAACTTCTTTAGTTGTCATCGGATTTTTTGCCGCTCTTCTAATCATAGCAGAAGCCTTCTGAGTACCAACACCCATTTTTTCAAATAAAGAAATAAAATCTTTTAGTGTGTTGATAAGACCTGGCATCAATTTACCACCTGGTATCATATCTAACATTTTTTTCACCTTGGGTGCCCAAGTTCTAGCTTTACCAAAAAGATATCTACTTGCCGAAGAACTATTAGCAACTGTCTCCAACATTTTTGTAGCCCTAACCGGATCTGTCTTGGCGAGTTTTGCGGCTTGGTTAGCTGTTTTATATAACTTACTACCTTTACCTGCCATCATAATTGGTTTAGCTGCAACATCACCAATATAAGGTATAACTGAAACAAAGGATAACATAGCAAAAAAAGTATCGCCTTGTCTTAAATAATCCAAACCATTTATTAGATCTACAGCACCTGTTGGATCAAAGATTCCAAGTACATCTCCGATGGCGTTCCACCATTTTGCTTCAGTTAACAAGTCATGGTTTTCTCTTTCAAGAACGAGTTTGGAAAGTTGACTCTCAGTTACAATTATATTCATATGAATGATATTATCATATAAATACCATTACAATAAAAAAAGTAACCCCCACCGTTGGGTGAGGGCTCGAATTTTACAACTCAATTACTTGTTGTTGTTTTTCTAACACAAATGTATTGACTCGTTTTCGTGCCACTTCAGCGTAATTGGGTGATAGTTCAATCCCAATCCATTGACGATCCAAGACCTCGGCAGCCACCAAGGTTGTTCCTGATCCTGTAAAAGGATCAAGTACGATGTCATTCTTATAGGTAAGAATCTTGATTGCTTTGGTTGGAATGTCCATTGAGAATGTTGCTTTTGTCATACTCTTGGTATCGGCAAAATATTTCCACTGACCAAACACCAAATCAATAAACTCACGTTTTTGTTCGTCGGTGTAGAAGGTTTTAGGTTTCATAACACCATTTTTATCTTCTCTTTCTCCGAGTTCACCAACCCATTCAGGTTCACCTTTTACTTTTTTGATGTGATGTTTCTTATAAGCTAAGATTACACATTCTTTTGGGTTATAGATATAAGGTGCTGATGGTGACATCCATGATCCCCACGCAGTTGTACGACTTCGGTGTGGAGATTCTTCCTCCAAATCCACAATACCGAAGAATTTGTATCCGATTTTTTTCATAATCTGCCATACCTCACTTACCATAAAGATACGACCACCTTTATCCTGACGGTTGATCTCGTAAGGGATGTTCAAACAGATACGTCCATCATCTTTCAAAACACGATAGGCTTGTTCCATCCACGCATAGGTGAATTTCTCATACTCTTCCCACACCATATCATCTTGGTGAACATCATATTCAATACCCACTCCATAAGGAGGTGAGGTTACAATTAAATCAATTGATCCCTCATCGAGGGTCTTCATCACCTCGATACAGTCACCGTTGATAATATTTTTTATTTTCTTTTCCATTATTTTAACATTTCTATTATAAAGTATAGTAAGAATATGGGCCACAGTAAAACCATACCAAACCTCTGAGGCATCGTCATTGGTTCAATACCATTCTTTATTGCCGCTATTTCGATAAACATACCGAAACACATTCCAATTATTATATACCAAAGCATTTATCGATTCTTCAAAAGATCAATTTTTCTTTGAAGATACCACAGAGCCTTTTCCAAATCCTGAATCTCTTTATCTGTTCCTTTCTTACCTGCTCTAGCAATATACTTGAAGGTATTTCCAAGATGAAAGTCCATATCAAGAGCTTCAATAACTTTGATTACCTCATAGGTGTTTTCTACCCCACCATAGTGTTGGGGGTGATTTACATATTCATATGATTGTTGTTGTTCAGACATTTTCTTAACATCTGATCTTAAAATAGTTTTTAGTTCAAAATTTCCTTTGTTTTCAGACATTTTCTTTTAGTGTTAGTACGGGACAATAATACGTTTTCCAAGTCGGGTGCCAGTAGAATCGTGATTCGGATAATTGTTTAGATGGTGAGTCAATTTTGGTAAGAGGTAATTCCTCAAAGGCAATATTACACGTTGAATTCAATATGTCAAATTCGTTGTCGGTCATGTGTAATTCTTTTTCATCATCCCTTGGGTTATTGAAGAATGAATATATTCCTCCATCATTCAAGATGTTGGGTATGTAGTCGTGGAATGCATCAATCTCCTCGTCCCAAGTGTCAATAAAAACTCCATCGAACTTTGGTAGGTAAGGAAGATACCATCTCCAATCACCCAAAAGAATTTTAACATTTTTTTTAAGATGCCACCCCTGTTCAAACATATGTTGATATACATCGGGATGGACCTCAATGATCCAATGTTCATCAACATCATATTTTTGGATTTCGGAATCGATGATCCCCATCCCAAAACCAACGTTCAATACTCTACCTTTATTTCTACAGATGATCTCAGCACTTTTTTCCATGATGGGTCTCTCCCATTCCATCATAACAGAGTTACCATCAGAGTCCATCAACCTACCATCTTCTGTGTAGGTCAAGGATTCATTCAGATAAAGTTGGGATAATCCATCATCCATTTGATTCTTTGAGTTTGTAGTAGTTATTGGCAAAACAACTCTCCTCAATTACATTCGTACTCAGAAGTTCGTCGATGATTGTTTTTGCTTCTTCGCGAGAAACTTTCAATACCCTATCAGCAATATGATATATGTGACAGGGAATTGTTAGTTCTTTTTGAAAAAGTTTTTCAGTTTTTTTATCCATGATGTCTCTTCGTACATTTTTTTTCTTACATAAGAACCCAACATCATATCGTTGGGACGGTCAATAACCTCTTCTTTAGTTATTCTTACGGTTT